GATCATGATCATGATCATGATGAAGATCATGACGAAAAAGAATGTGAAGATTGCGGTGAAGATTGTCCAGAACATTGCCCAGAAGAAGAAAAAGATGATCTTGTTGCTGAAAATATCGGAGCAGCAGTTAGACCAGCAGTGGCTTTAGCAAAAAGAAAACTAGGTCCAGCAGGAAGAAAATGGGTTAGAAAAGCAGGTAGAGAAATTGGTACAGCAGCCGCCGACTCTGCGAAAGGTGCGGCAGTAGGATTTGCTGCCGATGCGGGATCGAATCTTATAAATAAAGTAACAGGAAAGCCTTCCAATGAGGAGATCAACATGGAAACGTACAACCAAACACTAGAGGGAAACACTCTAGATACTAAGAGTGAAGAGGATCCCAATCTCTATCAGGATGCAACCGGTAAAGGTGCAATTATTGATACAGATAAAGGAACCGAAGGAAAAGATAAAAAGAACAAATCTTCCATTAATGCAAAATCATCTGACGCATCGAGTAAGATTGAAGCACCCCCAGAATCAGGTTCATCTAAAGAAAGATTACAAGAGCATCTTGTTGCATTGTTTGATGGTGAAAATTTAACAGAAGATTTTAAGGTAAAAGCCTCTACTATATTTGAAGCAGCAATCAACGAAAGAGTATTAGAAATAGAAGAGAATCTTACAACCCAATATCAAGATATTCTTGAAGAGCATATTGGAGAATTGTCTGAAACCCTTTCTGAGAAGATTGATGATTACTTATCATATGTAATTGAGCAATGGATGAATGATAATAAATTGGAACTTGAAACTGGTATCAGGACACAAGTTGCAGAAAACTTCATCTCTGGGTTGAAAGTTTTGTTTGAAAATAATTATATTGATATGCCAGACGAAAGATATGACGTTCTTGATACTGTTGTAGAACAATCAAACGAAATGCAAGAGAATTTAAACAACCAATTGCAAGAAAATATCAATCTACGAAAACAATTAGTACAACACGAATGTAAAGAAACATTCTTACTGGAATCATCTGATATGATTGATACAGACGCAGAGCGATTTGCTTCTCTTTCTGCTGGTATTGAATTTGACACAGTTGATCAGTATAAAGAAAAATTATCAACAATCAAGGAAAGTTATTTCGGAGACAGTCCTCAAGTATTAAATGAGGCAGAAACAACTAACCAACAAATTTCACACGGTGGTTCAATGGATATGTACATGAACACCATTCATAAACACAATAAAAACTCTTGAAAGTAACAAAAGTTATACATAAAATGAATATTCAGTTAAGGAGAAATTCAAATGGACTTTGACAGCCAAAATTCAGCATATGACGTATTATCGGAGAAATGGGATCCGGTATTGCAACACCCTGATCTTCCTGTAATTGAAGATTCATACAAACGTAAAGTAACCGCTTGTCTTCTTGAAAATCAAGAGAAGGCGTTACGCGAACAGCACCTACACGAATTTACTGCACCAACTAACCAAATGGGTGCAGGCGGTTTTAGTGTTTCGGCTGCTGCCGGTGATGCAAGCAATAACGCGCTTGCTGGTTACGACCCAATTCTCATCTCACTCGTCCGCCGCGCTATGCCAAACTTAATGGCTTATGATCTTGCTGGTGTGCAACCCATGAGTGCCCCAACTGGACTCATCTTCGCCATGAGAGCAAGATACGATAGCCAGGCTGGAGCAGAGGCTCTTTATCAAGAAGCGTTCTCTAAGTTCTCTGGTGAGGGTGCAACATCAACAGGCGCAGCAACTGCCGCCCATGTTGGTATGGATCCTACTAGTGCTTCTCTTACTAACTTCCGTGCAATGCTTACTGCAACTGCGGAAGGTTTGGGACAGACTGATGGTACTGGTGCTAACCAGTTCCGTGAGATGGCATTCAGCATTGAGCGAGTCGCTGTGGAAGCAAAGACTCGCGCCCTCAAGGCTGAGTACACAACTGAACTTGCTCAGGACCTCAAAGCAGTTCACGGCCTTGATGCAGAGACTGAACTTGCTAATATTCTTAGCACCGAGATCCTTGCTGAAATTAACCGAGAACTCGTTCGCACCATCTATACAAGTGCAACAAGTGGTTCCCAGCAGTCTGATCTAAGCACCGGAGGTACTTACGATCTTAACACTGACTCTGATGGACGTTGGAGTGCAGAACGCTTCCGTGGACTTATGTTCCAGTTAGAGCGTGAAGCAAACGTCATCGCCAAGACAACTCGCCGCGGTAAGGGTAACTTTGTTATCTGCTCTTCGGATGTTGCTTCTGCCCTTGCAATGGGTGGTTGGTTACAACTCTCACCGGCTCTCAACACCAGCCTTGATGTTGATGACACTGGTAACACATTCGTTGGTACACTCAACGGTAAAATGAAGGTTTATATTGATCCGTATAGTGATACAGATGTAAACTTCGCATGTGTTGGTTACAGAGGTACTAACCCATACGATGCTGGACTCTTCTACTGTCCATACGTCCCACTCCAGATGGTGCGTGCGGTTGGTGAGAACACCTTCCAGCCCAAGATTGGCTTCAAGACTCGTTACGGAATGGTTGCAAACCCATTCGCCCACGAAACAAGCACTTCGCCAACACTTGGTGGTGCTGATAATCTCTACTATAGATTATTCACCATTAGCAACTTGCATGGTAACACCGCTTGATAATCTTCAATTAAACTGATAAGACTAGGGGAGTCCTTTTGGGACTCCCCTTTTCTTTTACATATTTTTTTATACATATACTATTAGAAGAGGGCTTGTGTCATACTGGTCGTCAAAGAACAGGAAATATGTTATGCCAGATATTGTACATGGTCCGGGTGGGATTGGATATACTGGACCAGGAATACCGGATGTTACTAGGGTAGCAAACCCCAGACAACCAGATACTAATAATTATCTAGCAACAAATTATTTCCAATTAGAAATAACTAGACTACCAACAGTAACATATTTCTGTCAGTCAGTAAACCTACCAGGCGTTTCATTATCGCCAGTGGACCTCCCTACAGCATTAGGAACAAGACCAAAGTTTGTTGGTGGTGCATATGATTTTGAACAACTAAGTGTTCAATTTATGGTAGATGAAAATATGAAAAATTGGTTAGAGGTATTTGACTGGATGAAATCTATTGGTAATATGGAAGATTATGATAGTGTAATTGCTAGTTCTCAAACTCAAGATTTCTTCTCAAATATAACCATTATGATAATGAATAGCACATATAAGCCAAAATATTATGTAAGAATTAAAGAAGCAATCCCAATATCATTATCCGGGATAGATTTTACTTCTGTTTCTTCAGAAACTGAACCAGTAATTGCAACAGCAACATTCGCCTATATGTCATACGACATAAAAACTATAGAGAATGTAACAGGAACTTCTTGAATTGTTTGTTTTATGGTGTAAAATTCTTTAAGGAGTTTTACAATGAATTTAGATGAAATTCGTAACATGGCAAAAACCGATTTGGTCATGGATGAAACTGAACTTGATATTGAATCATTAAAGACTCCACAACTTCATAATAAATATCTAATATTCCATACGGATGAAAGACTAATCCTTGGGAAGATTAAAAGTGATCTATATCGATTAAAGAAGGATAAATGGTTATACTATACTGGTAAAATGAGTGAAGAGGAATTGAACGAAAGGGATTGGGAACCATTTAGCCTGAATGTTTTGAAAACTGATATTGATAAGTTCATCAACTCAGACGATGACATCATCCTGTTGAATAATAAAATACTACTTCAACAAGAAAAGGTAGATTACCTAGAGAGTATTATTAAAATAGTAAACAATAGACAATGGAATATACGTTCTGCTATTGACTGGATTAAATTTACAAACGGATCATGAGCAAACTAGAGATATATCCTATAGATTCCGTTCATATTAAAGTGGACTGTGACAAATCAACTGCAAAAGAGTTAAGTTCATTCTTCACTTTTTCTGTTCCCAACTACCAATACACTCCTGCATATAAAAATAAATTGTGGGATGGACAAATCCGCCTTTATAATATACACACCCAAAAGATATACAGAGGTTTACAGGATTATGTTGTAAAGTTTGCAGAAGATAGAAATTATTCATACAACCTCCACATAGAAGATACTAAACCAATTCCAAATGATGAGATTATAAAATTCATCAAAGATAAAATAAAACCAGCAAGTAAAGGTAATAGAATAAAACTTTATGATCATCAAATTGATGGTATTCTTCATTCAATAAACAAAAAAAGATGTCTTTTATTGTCCCCAACTGGTAGTGGAAAATCTTTGATAATATATTGTCTTCTTAGATATTATGATATGATCATACCCAAAGATAAAAAAATACTAGTAGTAGTTCCTACTACGGGGTTAGTGTCTCAAATGTATAATGACTTCAAAGACTATTCCTCAATAAATGGATGGGACGTTGAAGAAAATTGCCATGTAATATATTCAGGTAAAGATAAAGAAACAAATAAGAGAATAGTTATTTCTACATGGCAAAGTATTTACAATATGCACGAAAAATATTTTAATCAATATAATGTAATATTTGGTGATGAGTGTCATCTTTATAAAGCAAAATCTCTAACCAAATTAATGGGAAATTTAAAAGACTGTCCTTATAGAATAGGAACAACCGGAACCCTTGATGGTACGTCTACCAACAAGTTAGTTATTGAGGGTTTATTTGGTAGAGTTTATAATGTAACAAGCACAAAGAAATTAATGGATAAGAAACTACTATCTGATCTTGAAATTGAATGCCTAGTTCTTAATTATAAAAGAGAAGAAATAGAAAAAATAAAGAGAGCAAAATATCATGACGAGATGAAATGGTTAGTTGAGAATAAAAACAGAAACAATTTCATTTCAAATTTGTGCTGTAAGATAAAAGGAAATGTTTTATTGTTATTTAATTATGTTGAATCACACGGAAAACCTTTACATGAATTAATTAAAGAAACATGTAGTGATAGGAAGATATTTTTCATACACGGTGGTACTGACACCGAACAGAGAGAAGAAATTAGAAATATTATAGACAAGGAAGAGAATGCCATTTTAATAGCATCTTATGGGACATGCTCTACTGGTATTAATATAAAAAATATTCACAATATTATATTCTCTTCTCCATCAAAATCTGTAATCCGAGTTTTACAGTCAATAGGGAGAGGATTAAGAAAATCAGAATCAAAAAATAATGTAAAATTATACGACATAAGTGATAATCTATCGTATAAGAAGTATAAGAATCATACTTTAAAACATTTTGCTGAACGATTAAAGATATATACTAATGAGAACTTCTCTTTTAGTATCAAGAAGATAAGAATTTAGGAGACATAAGATGGACAAATCCTATAGAATAATGAAGTTAAAAAGCGGCGAAGAAATAATAACACAAATCAAAGGAGAAGTAAAAGGAAAATTCATTCTCTTTAGACCGATGTTATTTGAAACTAAGTATATGATTGATGGGTTTGGTAGACAAAAAGAAATAATCACACTAAAAAATTGGTTAGAGTTTACTGAACAAATACAAACAAAAATACCTAAAGATTTTATTGCAACAATATTAAATCCAGATGAACAATCCTGTAAATTATATGATTTGGAAATGGAAAGAGAAGATACAGGACAGGTAACTAAGAAAAAGGTAAGGGATTTTACCAAACCAGATGATCCAGATGATCCAAAAGAAAATGTGGAAAATAAACTTAAATCATTATTTGATTTTATAAAATCATCTGCTGACGATGAATTATTGGATGATATGTTTGATAAAGAATCTGAAGAATCTGAAGAGGATGGAAATCTTATGAAAGAAAAAGAACCTGATGACGATTCAGTAATGCAAAACATCATAACAATGACAATGTTTTTTCCTCCAGAAGCACTTTCATCTTTGGTAGACTCTGGTTTTATTCAAGCAGAAGATTTTAAGAATCTAATAGATTCGTTATCCTCCAACCCCAACATACCTCACAATACATCCAACAAAAGAAAACAAGAGGAAGATTATGGTAACGATTTGGATGATTGGAGTCCATACTTAGATGATTATCTAGATGATACTAATGATACTTAAAATATCTTTATTACTCTCAACACAGAGATTATAAAGGTAATTTTATATCTGTCAAGAAAGAAAAGAAATAATTTGAATTCTTTTATTTTTAAAGTAGAATGAGTGAGAATAAGGGAGAGATAAAAGTATGGAAGAAGAGAAGTCAAAAGAGAAGTCAAAAGA